ACCAGCACCACCAGTTTTTGCGGGAGTCGCAGGAATTATTGGTTTATGGATTGGCTTTGCATCACTAACAAAAATAATATCCTAGGAGGAAAATTATGAACGAACAAATCAAGGCAGTACTAGCGTCTTACGGACGATCAGTTCTTGGAGCAGCAACAGCGTTGTATGCTTCTGGAGTGACAGATCCACAGACACTAGCCTACTCACTACTTGGTGCACTTGTACCAGTCGTATTGAGAGCAGCCAACCCTAACGACACAGCATTCGGAAGAATGCCCTCAGTTGAAGAGGTTGACAAGGCAGTTAAGTCTGCAAAGGTTGTAAAGAAGGCTGCTAAGAAGGCTCCTGCAAAGAAGTCATCTGGCGGAGGAAAGACAACCAACCAAGTAAAGTAATTTTACTATAGACTGGCAGGCTTGTTATTTGACAGGCCTGCTTTTCTATGTTATAATATTATTACCTGCCCATATGGGGGGAATTAAATTATTCGCTTGAAAGGGGAATAACATGGTAAAAACAGCACTGGATCTTTTTAATGATCCATTTTTCAACACCTTCTCAAATCTTCAGAAGGTTACAACAACAACAAACTATCCACCTTATAATCAAATCAAATTAAATGATAAAGAATATATTCTTTCATTTGCTTTGGCTGGTTTCTCTAAGGATGATGTCTCAGTGTCGCTAGACAATCGCAAACTTACAATTAAGGGCGAGAAGCAGGACGCTGAGTTACCAGAGGGTGCGGAGTATCTACACAAGGGAATTGCTGCTCGCAAGTTCACTGATATCTTCACTCTTCCTGAGTTTGTCGAAGTTGTTGGGGCTGAATTCAAGGACGGTATCTTAGATATCAAACTTGAGAAGCAGATCCCAGAAGATAAACTACCAAAAACTATCGAAATTAGGTAGTATAATAAAATATTCCGTCATGATACATGCAGTTGCTTATAGCAACCCTATTGCTGAGTACGGATAAGCCCAGGGTCGCAACCTGGGGAGACCTGAGCAAGTCTATAAACTGCTCCATTACTATGCTACAATATAATTGTCCCACACAGGACCTTAGTGATGGAGTAGTTACCCATTGGATAGAGACCGTGGCGCAAGTCAGGTGAATTGCCTGTGTGGGGCCTCAATATTGCACGGTATAATAGAAACAATGACTGACAAAGAGTTAGACCATTATAATAAGCAGCAGTATAAGAAGATGCTGGCTAAGATAAAAGAGGATTCTGGCTGTGTAGACTGTGGAATAAATAATCATATTATCTTAGATTTTGACCACATAAGAGATAAGAAGTACAATGTATCAAGGATGATCCATGATGGTTTTTCATGGAAGGCTATTAAAAAAGAGATCGAAAAGTGTGAGGTGGTTTGCGCTAACTGCCACAGAATAAGGACCCATAACAGGCTAAACGGCATGCTATAATAGTTATATGATAAATGAAGGCGATTTTGTTATGGGTTCAACATCTGAAGGAATAGTCCACGGAGTAGTAGAACACATCATGACAGAGGGCGGAGTATACGGAGTTCCTGGAACAGAGTATGCAATCCAGTCAATGCCACCAGATAACCCAGCAATGGCTGTTAGAATTTACGAACAAGAAGATGGTAAGTGGGAGCCAACTGCATACAGTATTGGTATGATGTATCAGGACGCTACCAAGATAGATATGGAAACTCATTCAATGGATTCAGAAGTTGCTATGGCAATGTACGACTCTCAGGTTGGTAAGTCGTATAACGAAGAAGAAGAAAAAATTAAAAAAGAATACGAAGGTTGTGGCTGTCCAATGTGTAAAGAACTAAATGTTACATGTGAAGAATGTCCACAATGCCAGGCTGGAGAAATGAAATCAGATTGCTGTGCTAATGTAAATAAGCAAGCACCTTGCTGGGATGGATATGTACAGCGTGGCATGAAGCCAGGAGCAAATGGTAGACCAGTTCCTAACTGTGTACCTGCTGCAAAAGCAGATGACCTATGGGAAGACGATGACACAGTTGAATATGAGACAGATTCAGTATCAAAGGCTGAAGGATATTCTCCACCAGCAGGGGCGAGAGCAGCAGCAAGAAAAGCAATTAAGTTTAAAGAAGATGGTAAAGCAACGGGTGCAGGAACTTCGGTAGGCTGGACTCGTGCAGGTCAGTTAGCAAGAGGTGAAACTTTATCTCTTAGTACTGTTAAGAGAATGTTCTCATACTTCTCACGTCATGAAGTGGACAAGAAGGGTAAGGACTGGGGCAACCAGGCAAACCCATCTAACGGATACATCATGTGGCTGGCATGGGGTGGAGACGCAGGTTTCTCATGGTCAAGAGGAATTGTTAATCGTGAAAAAGATAAGGCATTATTTGCTGACTTTGGTAAGGATTATACAAAGGTACAAACAGAAAGACACTCAATATAATGCCAAAGAAAAAAGCAACAGCATTTAATCCTATTCAGATTAAAGATGGATGGATCGTCAGAATGTACAAAGATGGTCGCATTAAGTCTAAGATTGCACCATACGAACCTAAGCATCCTAAAAAGTAACATTGGGTAGTTTTAAGTCATACCCAGGACTATGTGTTACTTTCGTTTAGTAAAACTAAACATCTTCTCTTTTGCATTGCTTGCTGCTTGCTTAAATCCATAAGCATAGGATCCAATCATTAAGCCAACAATTGCTGTTGAGTGTAGAAGATAAAACATTGCGCTTCTCATTTATTTTTCTCCTTTAGAATAGATCAGCATTCATTACCTTTGTCCATGCAGAAACAAAATCATGAACAAACTTTTCCTTGGCATCATCAGATGCATATACTTCTGCAATTGCCCTTAGTTCTGAGTTGGAAGGTATGATAAGGTCCACACGAGGAATGTTTAGTGCTTGCTCTGGATTAGTAAAAGAAAGCAATCTAACTAGATAGGTGTTGCTTAACTCATTATACTTTAGCATTCTCATTCCAGATAGCAATACAACCATGTCTACAGGCGTTAAGCCTAACAGGTTTGCTTTTTCTACCAACAAAACTTCCTGTTGGGCAGTAATGCTTGGATGAATATAGTTGCGGAATGCATCAAACTTTGGCTCAAGAACTGCGAATGATTCAACGTCTGTCTGCTCTTGTGTGGCATCACCACGACTAAACTTGGCACTAATTACAACGCCAACACCGCTATTTGCTGAAGCAACTTGAACTCCAACTAGTCCACCGAACACAATTAGATCTGCAAGAGATACGTCAAACTCATTCTTAATTTCATTAAGAACAGAAACAACTCTGTTGATCGCATCATGATCATTTACTTCCCATGTGTTTTGAGGAGCAAGCACAAGTCGAGCACCGTTTGCACCACCACGCTTATCTGTCTTGCGGAATGTTGATGCAGATGCCCAAGCAGTTGTAATTAAATCAGAAACAGAAAGACCAGATACAACAATTCTTTCCTTAATTGCATCTACATCTTCTTGTGTTAGGCTATCTCGTGTAGGCTTACCTACTGGATCTTGCCAGATTAATACTTCAGAAGGAACTTCCTTACCAAGGTATCTTGCAATTGGCCCCATATCTCTATGAGTTAACTTAAACCATGCACGAGCAAACTGATCTGAAAAGTAGTCAAAGTCTTCAAGGAATCGTCGTGAAATCTTCTCGTACTCTGGATCAAACCTTAATGCAAGGTCAGCAGTTGTCATAACTGGAGCATGGAACTTGCCTTCGATGTGTGCATCTGGAACTAAGTTAGCAGCAGACTCATCTGTAGGAATCCATTGTGTTGCACCAGCAGGTGACTTTGTTTGCTTCCAATCATACTTGAACAATAACTTAAGGTATGAATTATCCCACTTAGTAGGAGTTGCAGTCCATGCACCCTCAATACCACTTGTGATTGTATCTTCTGCATTACCCTTACCAAATGAGTTCTTCCATCCAAGACCAAGATCTTCAAGTGGTGCAGCCTCTGGATTTGGACCAACATGTGAAGGATCTCCAGCACCATGTGCCTTACCAAATGCGTGTCCACCTGCAATAAGTGCAACGGTCTCTTCATCATTCATCGCCATGCGAGCAAAAGTTTCACGAATGTCTCTTGCAGAAAGAATTGGATCAGGGTTTCCGTTAGGACCTTCAGGGTTTACATAGATCAATCCCATCTGTACCGCAGCAAGAGGATTTTCTAACTCACGATCTCCGCTATAACGGTTATCTGCAAGCCATTCTTTTTCTGCACCCCAGTATGTATCATCTGATTCCCAAACATCTGCACGACCACCAGCAAAACCAAATGTCTTAAAGCCCATGTTCTCAAGAGAAACATTTCCTGCAAGAATCATTAGATCTGCCCATGAAATCTTCTTGCCGTACTTTTGCTTAATCGGCCACAATAAACGGCGAGCCTTATCTAGGTTGCCGTTATCTGGCCATGAGTTTTGTGGAGCAAACCTATGTAGTCCTTCTCCAGCACCGCCACGACCATCAGTTGTTCTATATGTACCAGCAGAGTGCCATGCCATGCGGATAAAGAATGGACCATAGTTACCGTAGTCTGCAGGCCACCAATCTTGCGAGGTAGTTAGAAGTGTATTGATATCGTACTTAATAGCATCAATATCTAAACTATTAAACTCTTTAGCATAATCAAAACCATCTGACATAGGGTCAGACTTTTCTGAATGCTTACGAAGAGGTGATAGATCTAGTTGGTTTGGCCACCAATCCTTGTTAGTTGTAGCCTCCGTTGTATATGTCTTACCAGTGTATGGACACTTTGCTTCACTCATGAGTTTCTCTTTCTGTTTGTTATTTGTTACAAAAATTAGGAGGGTGTGGTGTTGCAACGTAGGCTATATATGTTTCCCGACAAATATAGGCTAACCACACCCTTACTACTATTATAGCACCCCTGGCAGGAATCGAACCTGCGACGCTTGGCTTAGAAGTCCAACGTTCTGTCCACTGAACTACAGAGGTCTGGTACATCTGGAAGGACTTGAACCTTCGGCTCTCCGCATATAAGACGGGTACTCTAACCAACTGAGTTACAGATGTGTAGTACACCAGGTAGGACTTGAACCTACGAATAGCCGAATTATGAGTTCGGTGCCTTAACCAACTTGGCTACTGGTGCTAGACCTTATTTAATTAATAAACCAAAGAATGTTCCAATTAAGAAGCACAGAATTCCAACTGTCCAATGGTAGTAGGTTTTCATATGCTCTTTAATGATTGCATTCTTTAGTTCATCTGGGATCTTTTTTATTTTATCGTAATCAATCACGATTATCTCCAGTTCTAGTTAGGTACGGACTGCAATGATCCTAGAATAATTTCTTCTCTGATCCTTTGTTGTTTGCGTTCAAACTTTGAAAGGTGTGGCTTTGCCTGTGTTCTCTTCTTATTCTTAACGGCTCTCTTAATTTTATGTTGAGAGACCTTGTTGTTTGTTTGTTTCATATACTAATCATACCATTCTCTAGGTTGTAAGTCAATATTTATTTTTAGTTTTGATCAACTTTATATGTCATTACAAAATAACATACAGCATATCCTAAAATAAATGCTGGAATTAAAAAAAATAAACTAATCATTCAAAATCCACCTGTGTCTCAAAAATATTGTTATCTCCTCTTGCTATCTTTGCTGCAAGAATACGCATACCAACTGCATTACTAACTGATTCCTCAATTGGTAGAGCCTCAATAGCCCTTGCAATCTCTTTTCTTAATTGTGTCTCATCTATACTCATGTATCTATTATACATCATAGTCAACCCCAATGTCAACCTTAGATGATATAATGTAGTGTGGAAACAATATTTGTCTCAATTGCAGCCTGCAAAGAAGAGTTTTTGGCACAAACCATCAAAAGCGCAATAGCAAATGCAAAAAATCCAGAATTGCTATACTTTGGAATAAGCAATATGGTAATTGATGAACAAGATTTTTTGTCTGATCCTGTTTTTGATATGCAAAACATAAATTATATAGACATAAAACACAAAGAGCCTTTGGGCACTGGGTTTGGAAGAATGACTGCCTCATTAATGGCTGACAGGCAGCATAAATATTTTTTACAGGTAGACGCACATAATATTTTTGAAAAAAATTGGGATGAAACAGTAAAAGAATATTACAATAAACTATTAGAGATATGTGAAAAGCCAATAATAACAACATGTCCTCTTAGGTGGGTAGAAGGGCCAAATAAAGAAGTATGGTTGTTTGATAATAAGTCCAAAGAAGTAGATCCCTATAATTTTAGCACCACATATACAAATCCATCTATAGAAATAAAGGTTGTAACCAACAGGAATCATAGAAATAAGGTGGCCAAATATGCTTATGTTGAAGCCATTGGTCATGAATGGAAAGATTCTGAATGGTACGTAGAGCACAGCCTTATATTCGCAGCCTTCGTATTTACAGAATTCTCATATGTTCGTGAAATTTTGCACGACCCACTAAACCCTTGGGATGGAGATCAGACTAATATGTCGTTTAGGGCTGGTACTAGGGGGTACAGAATGTTTTCAGTTAAAGACTGCTTTGTTTGGACTAAAGACAAAGTTAGAAGGGGATCATTAATCTCAAAAGATGACTGGAGAACAAAAGAGTGTATGGCTATAAAAGGTTTTTATATTCCATTTGCAGTATATTTTCAATCAAAAATGTTCAGTGGTGAGTATTTGGGATATTGGGGTGCTCCAACATTAGAGTCTATAAGAGAGTACAACAAAAGACTTGGAATAGATTTATCTGAGTTTTTTACAGAAACTACTTTATAATATCTAAAACTTGATGCGAACTAGGATAATGAGTTATCGATCCATCAGCAGAAATTAAAAACTTTTCAAAATTCCAACCAATATCTCTTCCACCTGTAGCACTATCCTTTAGTTGCTTATAGATTGGATGAGCGTTAGGACCATTAACATCTACCTTTTGAGATATAGAAAAGGTTACACCGTAGTTAGTTGTGCAAAAATCTTTAATCTCTTGATTTGTTCCTGGCTCTTGATTACCAAACTGATTGCAAGGGAAACCAATTACAACAACATCATCTGATTGAACCTTTTGTAGTTCTGCATACTGAGTAGTATATCCACAATGGCTTGCAGTATTTACTATAAGTATGTTTTTACCTTTAAAGGTATCTAGTTTTACTTCATTACCAGAGTTGTCAGTAAATGACAAATCATATATATCCATATGAGTTTCTGCTTTCTGTTAGTTAGATAGAACTAGGTTAGGATTAATGCGTGATCGTTCGCCAGCCATAAGTCTTTCGATATGGTCACGAATTACTGCATTCTCTTCATTAAAGATGTACTCAGATCTATCAGGACCCATCTTAGCATCAATTCCTTGTGCTGCAAGGTCTTCCTTAAGAGTACGCTCTACATCCCAATTTAATGTTGTCGCAGGATAGTGCTTAACTACATAACCATCCTTATCAATTAAATACTTTTCAAAGTTAGCATTCATCATAAACCCGCCATCATGTTGATTTAGATAACGTGATTCGTAGTCTGTTTTTTCAACTAATCCTTTTTCTGCCTTGTCATCCTGCAAAGCCTTAATCTGTCTAGATACTTCTAAATAGAGTTCGTGTCTTTCACCAAATGGTTGACCGTTTCCATTAAGTCCTGGACCCTTGCCAAGCCATGGTGCTTCAAGAGGAATGTCTGCAGGATTAGATGTAATCATCTCTGAGAACGGGAATGTAACACCATATACATCTTCTCCATAGTTCTTTGAATCTAGACCACATTCGATTCCCTTTGACCACTTACCCTTTGTAATGCTAGGTCCGCAGAAGTCGTTTGTAGGTATTGCTACAACGGTGAAGTCCTCTCCAGCAAGGTCTTCCTGAATCCACTGAATGGACTCCATTTGACCAGCGTTACCACAACCTACTGTTGTGTTGATGAGCAAGACTACCTTGCCATTGAATTGTTGAAGAAAGTTTGGAGTGCCTTCGGCAGAGTCCAATTCGATGTCATATATAGATTTCATAGTTTTATTATAACACCCTTTTAGCAATCGTCTTTTGTGCTTACTGGTGCTTTTTCTGGGTCTACAAATGAATTTCCGTACAAAGTATGTCTTGAGTTAGGACCAAGCACTTTGTTGACTCTGTGCTTGTATTTTTCTCCACCAGGTATGACAGCAAGCATGCCAGCCTTTGGCTTAACCTTTATTGGAAGATTTCCAAACTCTAATTCTCCACCTTCAAAATCATCGTTAAGATATAGGCTAAATGAAACTAGAATATTGCTCTCTAGACCTGGATCCTGATGCCAGTACATAGCAAAATCAATACCTTCTTCATCGATTCCGTACTCTGCCATAACATCTTTGTTTAAGTTTGACCTAATTTCTTCATCTGTCATATACTTAAATGTTTGAAGAGTAGCGTGTCTCTTGTATCCTTTTGGAAGTACAGAGTCAAGTCTATCCCAAACACCATCTGGCTTTGAAAAAACTGGAAGGTCTATAATATTTGAGTTCTCATTAGGAAACTCTATATTGCCATCTTCATCATATTTTGGCACAACATTTAAAAACTTATTTAATATGTTCTTGTATGGCGATCTCATAGTTGGATACCATCCCAACTCGTCATCAGTTTGAGTCTTGAACCAATCTAACTCTTCCTGTGTGAGAAAATCCTCTATAATCCATACCTTGTTTTCATCATCTAGATATTGTTTTTGCATAGTCCTATGATACCATATCCTTATTGTTTCTCCATACCCTGCTTAAAAACTTATTCCATGAGTGCTTGTCTAATGACAGGTCTTTCCATCTCATATATGATCTAACCCCAACCACTCCATATAGTATAGCCCCAAGGATAAATCCATACTGCTTTGTAACTAAGGCATATGCTGTCCACATAAACTCATTAAATATAAACCAAAGCCAGCCCCATCTTTTCTTACGGCCAATTGTAAACATGGCTGCAGCACCACTAACAACAAGTATGTATGATGCGTAGTCGTTCATCCATTGTTCCATTTATACAGTATCCTTTAAAGTAGTTTGCTAATTAGCCAGTGTTTTTTGCTTCCATTTGGTTTTTACCCAAGTACCTATCCTGTTAATGTTAACTTTTTCTCTCAATACTTCTGCAAAATCTGTGCTTATTTCAGAGCCAAGATACTCTTCGCCCGTTTCTAAATCAATCAGTTTCCATTTTCCAGGGGACTTAGTATGAATAATTAAATCAACTGGCTTATCAAAAGAATCAACCTCAGAACCATCTTTAAGTATTCTTCTATTCATTATGATACAAGGCCCATGGATAGGTGATCTAAGCATACATCTGCAACAATATAGTCAGCATGATCTACGACAACATCGTAATGTGTTGCATCTTTGGGGCAAAAGAAACACTTAGATTTATTCATATACTGATTATATCATGTTTAAAGTTGTTCAGTATCGTCCGTGCTTATAGTGTCTTTAGGAACCCAAACCTTTTTACCATCTTTGTAGACAGGCCAGTAGCCCAAGGCTCTCCAGTCCATTTTCGTAATCTTAGGCTCTCTTGGCACACCACACCTTGTAATCGCTCATAGTTTGATGAGTATCCCAGTACTCAATGTTTTCTTTATCCATCCCGCAGGTTTTACAGATCATTGTCTATGCCGTTTCTTATTGCCAAACTTAGACTTAACATCAGCCTTAGCCTGATTTACAATGGCGTTCGTAATGTCTTCTAAATTAAACTCTTGGTCAAACTCTGCTTCGTTCATTTTGATACCCTTCGCTAATACCGTTGGCAATTCCTTTAAGTCCATTATACACAAGGAATGCCACTATTGCAATAGGTCCTGCTGCAGCAATTATTGTAGAGATTACAATGAATAGTCCTAATAAGATTCCGTCTATCCCGCCAAAAGTTTTTAGTTCTTCTTTAATCATATTCTTTAGTGTGTACCTAAATACAATCAACGAACAGATGACCCATAATATTTTAATTATCATATTAACTCCTTCTCAATAGCCTGAATAGTTGGGCATGGATATTCTTGTGTAAAACCATTGCCTGAACAATCACTGCACTGTTCTGCATATAATGGATTTTCTTCTGCATCATACCCACCACTCCATTGCATAACTGGCTTATGTAACTGGACTACTGCATAAAGGGCGTTCATTGAATTAACAGAATCTAATTCGTAATCAGGTTCAAAATTATCTATCTTTGCCAACAATTCATCGTGTGTCATAGGTCCTCATTCGCATTAAAGTCAGACCATGAAGGATCGTGCTCTGCAATTATGTCATAGGCAATATCAAATACACCAGCCATTGTAGGTGCTGTACAACCACCTAAATTATCATCTCCACGCCATACATCAGACTCCCAGCCATTTGTTTGACGGTAGATATAAATAGTAACTGCATCACTCATTCTGAATCCTTTTCTGCCCAGTAGTGGCTATAGTCCCTCTCAATAATTACATACCAATGTATAAATGTAATACTTAATGACTTCTCTCTTGGGTAGAACTCAAAGGCAAAACCCCAACTATCACAGACACCTGCCTTTATCCAGCCCTTTGTAAAGTATCTCATGCTCGTGCCGTTTTTTCAAGGTAGTGAATCACATCACAATCAATATCACAAAGATCAAGAGAGATAATGTCTGCTACGATATCTGATCTGAGGGAGTTCATCACTGCTCTCATTAACTGTTCCTCAAGGTTTAGTTCAAGATCAACATACTTAACCCATGGTCTGCGTAATGTATATGTTCCTATTTTCATGTATCAATCATATCATTGGGGTATAGGTTTGTCAAGGCAAACATCTGATGAACACTTAGTTAAATGAGCCTATTTTTGATCATTATATAGT